GATATCTTTACCTTTAGTAGAGATTTTTACTGGTTGTAAGTGTGGTAATTCTTCGTATGAAAAAGTACAATTACTTTTTCTTTTATCTAATAGATTGATGATAAATCCAACAATGACTAATGCGATCAATAATGACCATTGCCAAAACTTCATAGCCAAACTAATCAATAAATCTATATTTAATAGTTCCATTTTAGTCCTTACTTTTTTTATTCGTATCTATATATCTCTGATACACTTTGTGAGCTTGTCCTAAGTCTTTTTTCTTCTCAGGATCTTTTGCTCTTTGAGAGGCAACCTTTGCTCTTTGTGACATTGCAATCGCAGCCTGCATCTTATGAGCATGTGTCTTACCAGAGCCTTTTATTTTATTTACTGATTGTTTTGCCTTTGCACCATCAGTAAAACCTAGACCGTGTATAGTTCCTTTTGGGTTTTCATCTGTGTATAGATCAGAATGTTTATCAGACCCAGCAGGTTGACCTTTCTTTCTAGGTATTCTTTTTTGATCTTCTTTCTTAAACTTTTGAATCTTTTTAGCAAGTAATGCTTGTGGCGTCATAGTCCCTAAGCCAGGACCTTTTGCGTTTGCATTTACAGCATACTTAGGTCTTGGCTCAGGACTTTTCATATTGCCAATCTTTGCGATAGGACGATACTGTCCTAGTGGCATCGTATATTCTTTAAAAGATTTCATTAACCTCGAATATCCTCAATGATTTTTGGAATTTCAAATGAGTTAATTTGCATACCTTTTAACATTTCAGTTATAGTTGCTAATTCATGCACTGTATAACTTAATAATACGATCACTGTCAGCAATAAAAATGCTGACCATAGAAAAGATGCCAAAGTATATAATTTATCAGTTAAGTTGATTAACCATTGCATCATTGCTTGTCTCCTACTTTGTCTATACTTTCTTTAATTTTTTTGAATACTCTACCTAATGATTCGTCATTAGTTCTCAATCCACGTGAGATTTTGTGCCATTGTCCACCACCTGTTCTGGAGTATCGAATAGCTCTAACCTCGCCTGTATCACTGTTCTTCATAACGATAATTCCTTTTGGATTCTTCATCGCTGTTTTGTAAATATCGGCTTGTGCTTCGTCTTCAAGGTCTAAGTATCTTGCCCACTTCTCATACTTCTTTTTACCTCTACGAAACTTATCAAATAATTTTGGTTCTACGTTATATGTAAATAGTTTTCTTTTACCAGATCGTCTAACAACTACAGTAGAACTATCATCACCAGTTCCTGCAACTGCTCGTCCAGAGACATTGGCGATTTCTTCTTTGAATGTATTAAACTTTTTCATCTGTTTCCTCTAAGTCTTCTATTGTTACGTATATTTCTTCTTGTGATTTCTCATGTATGACAGGAAAAATATCGACACCCATTACTTGATCGTATGGTGGTGTGTCTTTATATGCAACTACAATATCGCCAATCTTCGCTGATGCTTCTGTATCTTTGTCTGTATAGATATCATTCATCAACTTATATTTTCCTTTTGTAAGTTTATCTGTAAATTGTATTTCTTCGTCTAAGTCATATGGTTCGACATTATCTTTGACATACTTGTAGAACTCTTTCTCAAGCATATCCCAATCTTCAATCTTTTCTTTGACGTGTTCTTTAATTAAGAATAATGCGGCCGCATATGAACCTAGTTTAGTTTTACCACCAGGAACTTTTTCTATAAGTTTCTTAATGTTAAATACTAATCGATGAAGAATAGTATAAGCTTCTCTTTCTTCTTCGGTATTTAACTTTCTTGCTTTTCTTAGATTCTTACCACGCTCATCAATGATACCTAACTCGTATGCCTTAGTATCTTTAAATGGCGTGACGAGGAGTTTTAGAAATCTAAAAACAATCAGTGAATCTATCGCTCTTCCCATTATAGTTCCTTTAAGTGTTTATATACCTTTTCATTTTTCTTAACTTGTGGCACATCTGTTTCATTTAAATAATTCAGATATGTCAAACACGATTTCAGTATTGGCCAGTGATTCTTTTCTATTTTGAAAAACAGTAAAGCATTTGATTCTTCAACACCGAAAACATTAGCAAGTATGATAAGATGATTAAGTATCAACCTATCTTTGAAGTCGCCCGATAAACTATACTTTTTAAACAGTCGTTTCAAATACTTGAAACGTTTCATATCATCATAAAATTCTTTTGTTCCCAATGCCTGTGGATTATCATAGGCTTTGATGGCGAACATCAAAACATTATCTTTAGTTAGTTTATCAAACTTCATCGAACTACACTAGTTCAGCGTAGACTTTATAACAACCTTTTTCGTGTGCTTCGTACTTGAAGTTGATTTTTAAACCACCTTCTTTTCTGTGTGAAATACCGTCATCATTTAAATCCTTGCCGTCAAGGTCCTTACCAAATCTTCCACCGAATTGTTTTACTTCAGCTGTAACAGTACCACTTTTACCTGGTGTGTCAACATCATCAAAAGATAAACCAATTCTCATTAGTTTTTCTCTTAATCCATAGATTCCAGCTTGTGGGTTTAGAAACTCACCATCTGCTACTGATTGAACAAATGCATTTACTTTTTTTAAAGTTTCTGGATCCTCAATCATATGAGCGCCCATGCTACTGTCTTCCACAGACTTACCGTGTGCTGTTGTTCCAACACCTGCAGGTTTGTGTACTGATACTTCGTTTAAGTATCCTTTAAAAGTTTTCATTTTTTCTCCTCTACAAGTCTTCGTTATCAGCAAAGACTTCTTGTATTACTTTCTTTTTCTTCTTTTTTGGTTGAGGTTTCTTTTCAACCTCATCCTCAGCAATCTCAGAAATTACTTGTTTCTTAGGCGCAACTTTCTCATAATATACTGCCCCACCTGCACCATATCTAATTTTATCTTCTTCGTTCATTTCTGTTTTTCCTCTACAAATCTTTCGTCTCTTTGTTTGTCTTCTGGTGCATCGTCAGTCTTTTCAGGAATGACATCACCAACACCTTCATCATTATCTTTTGTTGCCTCTGTCAAAATTTGTTCACAAACTTGATGAGCACCATTTACTGCGATTGCATCTGCTTTAACTTTTTCAAGTTTCTGTGTTAACTCTGCAATCACCTTTTGCAATTCATTAAATTGTTGTTGAAGTTGATCTCTTTTAACTTCAACTCTCAATCTGTCAATTGTCTCGTGTATCATTATTACTCCATAATTAGAGAGTGGGCATCTCTGCCCACCCTAGTGTATTATATATTACGCTACTGTAGCACCAACAACTGATAATGCATACCAAGCACTGTTAGTAAATAACAATGTTGCTGTATCACCAGCATTTGTGAATGTTACTGTAGATCCATTACCGAAGTTAGAAGGTGTTAATACACCTGAACCACCATCGGTTACGTGGACAATTACTTTGACCTGTCCGTCAGTTCCATCTGCAAGAGTTAAAGCTTGCGATGCACCTGTAGACGTAAAGTGTGTTCTTTGCGATGTTACATCAACCGCACCAGCACCTGATAAAGATTGTGCTGTTTGGTTCATTAACAATGGTGCGCCAATATTTACTGTATCTGCTGATGCATCTACAACAAATGCTGAAGAATGTGAGTTAGTTTCACATCTAAGATCAGTTTGACCTGATGCTTCGTTGATAACAACTTCTCTGTTACCACCGTCTACTCTGAACGCTTCTTCAACGTCACCTGAAACAACAAAGTCAACGTCAGCTAAGTCTGAGTTGATTGTTACTGAACCAGATCCACCTGGGTTAACAGTAACACTTGTTGGAATGTTTGCAAAGAAACTTTGCACACTAATTTTTTTGTTAATCGGTGTACCCGATGGGTCATCGATAACATGTAGTAAATCTGGTGCTGAAATATTTCCAGAACCTAGATCAGTTAAGGCCGTAATTTTTTTATCTGCCATGTTTTTTCTCCATTTGTTTTAACCCCTCATGTATTTGGGGAATGCTATTCTAGGTATATGCCTAGATCACTTTGTTAATATACAAGGGCGAGTTATCCCGCCCTCGTTGAAATTTATTATGCAGCCACTGTAATCGTACCAGCCGCTGTACCAATAGCTGCACTATTAGTAATTGTTGCGTTGGTAGATGTGCCTGCGTCTTTAACTGTACCACCGTTAAGTGACATAGCGTTAGTACCAATTGATAATACATCACCAGCATTTGTAGCAGCGTTAGCAGCTCCAATTACTAATGTGAATATCAATTCGTTAGAACCTGTACCACTAGCATATGATAATGTGTGGTTTGCTCTTTGGTCGTTAGTCACAGTTAATTGTGGTGTACCTGTTACATCTACAGCTTCGTTAAATCTTGCTGTTACTGATAATGTACCACCGTCTGATTTATCAAACGATGTGATGTTAAAGTCGATACTTGTAATATCCGCAGCACCAAGAGAAGTCGATAGACCGCCAATAGCGACTAAAACTTCTTCATCTGCTGATGTGTTGTCGTTTCCAGAAGCAGCAGTACCAGCTTCTCTAACCCAACCTTTAGTATTTGCAAAGACTTCTTTTTTCTCTGCTGTAGTTAGGTTCTTAGGCTTGTTCTCGTCTGAATCTGAAGCACCCCATAGTCCCATTTTGTTCTCCTTATTAATAAGTTTTGTTATATAACTTTACTATTTATATCCTAATTTTTTCAGCTGTGCTATAGTTTGCCCTACTGATTTGTGTAGAATACCAGTCCCACCAGCAGCTTTCCATTCTGCGATGTTCTTCGGTAAATCATCAATCAATAAGTTTCCTTTAGCATACTGTTTTTTATCACGTCTTCTCACTAAATTAATTCGACTAGTATCAGTCATACGTAAGTTCTTTCTTAACCACGCTAACTTACCTGGTCGACAATTTGGATCTCGTCTAGCGACTGCTGATAATATGTTAGGATTGTAAGGTCTAATATAGTTGTAGAGTTTCAATGCTTGTGGCATCATAGGGAGTGTACTCCAAAACTTTCTATTCTTTACAATCGGTTTCCATTTATCATCAGACAGTGGTGAATCTAACCAATCTTGTACAGAATTATATCCTGCCTTTTGTAAATCAGATTCCATCTTTTTTAACCCACCATGAAAGTCAGCAACAACACCATCCATATCACAGTAGATAGTGGGTAGGTTTTTGTCCTCACTAAAGTGTGTTACTAAAGAATCTGCTCTAAACTGTCCAAATGTTTTATTCATTATTTTTTTCTTCTAATATCGTGTATGTCTTTTGCTTTATAGTTATGTTTCATAATGAGTTTATTCACTGCTAGAGTAGATACAAATTTAATATCTTTTCTTACTAGTTGTCTTAACTCACCTTCGCCAAAACGATTAAGCATTTTAGAAAGAGCCATTGCCTTTTCAGGATCAATTGTATTTCCTACAGTGCTGTATGACTGCTTTAGACGATCAAGTTGACTAGATGTCATTGTACCATCTTTGGTGTTGACTTCTTCAAGTTCTTCTTTTACGTCTTTGCCGTTTTTCTTCTCAGCCTTTTTCTTCTTATCAAGTATTGACTGAGCAATACCAACACGAAGTGGAATCTCACCTGTATCAGGATTAGGTTCTACAGTTGTTTCAGCATCTTTCTTTTTAACTTCTAAGTCTTTTGCTTGTAACTCACCTTTAAGTTTTTCGATTTCTGCTTTTAACTTTTCAACCTCTCCAGACTGATCAGGCTTCTCTTCCTTCTTTTCTTCTTGTTCTTCGTCACCGCCATCTTTTGGTAAGACTTCTACAGGAGACTTTTTCTTTTTCTCGTCTTCCTTTTCGTCTTCAGGCTTCTTATCTTCAGCTTCTTTTACTGATTTGTAAGCCTCATACCAAGTTTTAACTGTGCCGAAATCTTTTAGTTCAGCCATGTTACTTGTCCTTTTGCTCTCTAATAACTTTATTACTTTTTGCTGTGTCATAGATCATTTTGATAGCATCTCTTTCGTTTCTCGCTTGATCGTTTTGCGTGAAATCATCTTTGTCATCTTCGTTATCGTGGTAAACAGAAAGGTAAGAACCTTCTTTATGATAATAACCTATTTGTTTATTCACACCATACTTTGTTCTACCTCTATAAAACACTTCGATATCGCCATTAGATGCTCTCTTTTTAGTAACTTTAGACATGCTTTCATCTAGCACTTCTTCTTTTACTACTTTATCTTTTTTCTTTTTGTCAATATGTTTTTGCAATGCAGGTGGTAGTTCGCCTTCGCTTACTTTATTCTTCTCTGCAAGTTCAGCTGCATTTCTCCATGCTTTCATTAGCATGTCTCTTACAGTTTCTTTTACAGATTTCTTAACTGTAGGCATTTCTTCACCTTTTTTATCTAATTGTTTTTTATTCATCTCAGCAGATTTCTCATGTGCCTCGTCCTTACCCTTGTAGTTCTTGTCCACATAGTCGAAGAACTTTTTCTTTTCTTCGTCTGATTTAAAATCTGCTGGTGAGTTAACACCAAATTTTTTCATTGCAGCGTTGAATACTTTCTTGTATGCTTCGCTTTCACTTTTCATATCAAATACTTCTGGTTTACTAGGTGCCTCGTTGATCTTTGCAACGATGTCCTCTAGTGTGCCACTTTTTCTACCGAAGTAAGTAGCGTTTCCTTTAAATAGTCCGTTTGCCATTTTTATCTCCCTTAAACTTTCATGTTTAAATTTCGTTTTTTAACTGAGTGAACTTTGCCACCCTTTTTCTTTATAAAATCGACATAGATATCTTTGTCATGTTCTTTTTTAAACACAACAACTGATCTGTCTTTATCACCTCTGTAAGAAAACGTGATGACGTAAGCATCCATAAACACTTCGTCAATCTGTTCTTCTTCTTTCATTCCTAATTTTTTCTTAACCATATTAGTTGCTGTTGCATATCTAACAGCGTCACCTTTTTCATTTCCATAACGGTCTTTGAAATCTTTCTTAGGTAAGTCATCTGCTGTCTTATGCACCATCTTAATTTGTTTTTTAGTTAAGTCAGCTTCATTCATCTCCCTTAGAATTTGTGCCATTGATTTGTTGTATTTCATTAGTTGTCTACCTTTGCTCCAGCTCTCCACTGGTAACAAGACCAATATCTTGCTTTCCATTTTGGTCCTGGGTTATCACAGTTATGTCTAGCTCTGAAGCTTTTTCTTCTTGCTGGATCATCTATATTAATAGATAAACCTGTTGTATCTCCAAATGAAACTTTAACAACATTGCCTTTATCGTTCTTAACATAAACATAAAACTTCTTACTACCACCTCTGATAGGGTCGTTTAATGTTACTTTCTTACCTTGATATTCAGCCTCTTGCAATCCCTCTTGTTCGTGTTCGAAAATACATTCTTCGCAAGCCTTATCGATATCTTCGTATTGCTTAAATGTTTTCATTATGCTAAGTCCTTATCGTGGTTTAGATTACCTTTTTTTCTTTTAACTATAAACGCATTAACTCTAGCGTAACCCCATTGTTGTGGAGTTGTACCAGGTCTGTGTCCAGTTTTCCATGCAGCCATACCTCTGTCATAAACTTTCTTTAGTGTGCCATATGAGATACCAGACTTGTCTGCTTTCTTTTGAAGAGCATCGTCTTTCTCTGAAATTGATTTCTGAGTTTTCTCAATCATTTTTTCAACAACTTTACCTAGTTGTTCTTCCCAAGTATCACCATATCTCTTT